GATTGAGGAGTCATACATCAACCCTGCTATGCAATGGGGTACGGATAATGAACCTAAAGCTAGGATGGCTTATGAAGTCTTTAATGATGTTTTGGTGGAACAAATACCTTTCGTGGATCATCCCACCATTAAATGGTTTGGTGCTAGTCCTGATGGGCTTGTTAATGCTAATGGGCTTTGTGAAATCAAGTGTCCTAATTCTGCAACTCATTGGTCTTATATAAAACAAGGCGAACCACCCAATAAGTATTTTATTCAGATGCAAGTGCAACTGGCTTGCACTCAAAGAGAATGGAATGACTTTATTTCTTATGATCCTAGGATGCCAGAAAGAAGCCAATTGTTTGTAAAAAGAGTTTTTCGTGATGACAAATTTATTGGCATCATGGAAGATGAAGTAAAGAAGTTTTTGGAAGAAGTAGAAATTGAAACTCAATTAATGTTAGGTAAGGAAAATCATGGCATCAGTTAATAAAGTAATCCTCGTTGGAAATTTAGGTAAAGATCCAGAGCTTCGTAGCTTTCCAGATGGCAGTCCTGTATGCAACATTTCTGTTGCTTGTACGGAAAAATATAAAGACAAACAGGGCGAACAAAAAGAAGTTACTGAATGGGTCAATGTAGTCTTTTTTGGAAAACTAGCGGAAATCGCTGGTGATTATCTAAGAAAAGGCAGTTCGGTTTATATTGAAGGTAAACTCAAGACCGAAAAATATACTGATAAAGTTAGCGGTGTAGAGAAGTTTTCTACAAAGGTTATAGCGAGTTCTATGCAGATGTTAGGGGGTAAGCCTACAACAGATGCTAAAGTAGCTCCAACAGCCTCAAAAGGGTCTAATTTGACCGAATTAGATGAAGATATTCCTTTTTAAGCTAAAATGAAATTGGAGTCCTTATTTCTGGGAGTGGTACACCCAAAAATTACCTTCTGGCGCAATGCCCGACCTTTCGTGAGGGATAAGGACTCCACCCTATGCAAAAAAGCAACAATTGAGAAAATTGTTTGCTGTTGTAATAGTTCTATGTAATACTATGAATGTAGTCTGATAACCCACGAAAGGAAATCAAAATGTTCAACGGAAAAATTCTTGTTAAAAGTCGCAAAATGATTGAAGGTTCTTTGCGTATGGAATCTTATCAAGATGTCTGGAAAGATGCGATTGACATTGAATACGATGGCGAATTGTCACCAGAAGTTTGCAAAGCCATTGAAAAGGCTTTTTCTTCCTCTAGATTTATGGGGAAAGCACAATCTGGTTATGGTGCGCTTAGATGGTCGAATGGTGACAACATTGTTGGAGTGGATGTCGCCAAAAGACAGTTGATCGTTGAAAGTTCAGTTTCACTTTGCGATTAATTATGTATTACATCTATGACGAGCTTGGAGAATTGATGCGAAAAGTTCGTCATAAATGCGAAGCGCAACAAATTGTCAGTATTCGTATCGGTTGGTCTTATGTGTTTGTAAAAGTAAAAAGAAAGTTACCTGAGTTCGAAGCAGCACCATTTTGAAAGGAAAATCATGAAAGAATTTTTATTAGGCGGTTTAATGGCATTAATTATTATGGGAGTTGTTGTTGGTACGAATTTTCTTAGAACAGGAGTTTTACTATGAATGACGAATATATTTGGACAGCTACTGGAACGAATATTGAAGAACGATGGGTAAAAAAATATGGTTGGGTTCGACCATCAGATTTACCTGAATATAGAGCTAAATGGAAGTATTACCAAGAATTGCCTTTGCGTAGTCTTGATGATCGAGCAAAAGCAGAATATGAAATGATTATGAAAAAAGCAAAGGTGGTGAGAATAAAATGACCGATATTTCCCAAGACATTGTGCAGATTAGAAAATTAATCAATCAATTAGAAATATTAAATGCTAATCCAGACATCAATGGTCGGCAAAATATTACTAATCAAGTGCAACAAATCAAATTAGCGGTATTACAAATGGAAATTATTGTTGCTAATTATGGTGATTATTAATGACTACTTTTACCACCGAAGATCGGTTACAAGCCGAGCAACAAGAAAAACAAAACCAACTTCCAAAAGAAGTTTGGCATTTTTCTTTAGATGCTGAAAATGGTGAAACTAAGTTTGAGATTAAGCACGAATGGGAATTTTAAAAACCAGTAATACTTTTCAATTTTTGTTCTAATTCCCAATCTTCACGACATTCCGTAGAACAGAATCTGCCTTCCAGAATTTCTTCGTTGCAACAAAGACAATGACCTGTAAATGGCTGTTTCTTTTTATTGCGTATTTGTTTTATTGCAATTTCTCTTTGTAACTGCTCAACTTCGCTGGCATCATCAAAAATATCACTCATGCTAGAGTTCCACCGACATTGACATAGAATGCCTCTAAATAGTTCATATTATTGGTATGCTGTCCATAGGGGCTATTGGGCAAAGATGCCCAGATGCGATTACAGCGAATAATGGCTTCACTAAAATGCCCTTCATTGATGAGCATATCTCCACCAGTTTCTTTAATCAATTCTAATGCTATTAAATCCTGTGCATGAGGCGAAAAGTCGTTGACCTTGACCTTACCCTTATATTCATCATAAATCCTCTCTAGGATCTGATATTTGCCAGCAGCGGTGCTTGTAAGACCACCAACAGTAATATGTTTTCTAGGATGATCTGCGTAACTTTGAAAAAGTGTCCCACCAAACAAAACATTGTAGCCATTATCGGAATGAGCCAACAAATCCCTTCCTATCTCAGAAAACCCTATGGTTTTCAATAAAGCTACTTCATTATTGGTCATTTCAATCCTGACTGCTGATTTACAAATTCAATTAATGACTCTAATTGTTGGGTTGTTGCAGCGCATTTTTCAACAAATTGTGGGTCGGTGGGAGTGCCAAGAGTTCCTTCGGTGCTTGACTTGGAGCAGGACAGTTGACCGCAACTGGAGTAGTGCAACCCACCATAATAAGACTTAATGCGAGCCAACTTATTCTCGTAATCATTCTGCACCTGTTTGGTTATTAATTGTTGTTGAACTATGAGGTCTTTGTTGTGTTGCTCTTGGACTTTTCCTTCGGATGCGACTTTTTCTTGGTATGCCACCAAGACAAGATGCTCAGGATACCACCCACAAAAAGCAGCGATAAGTAAAGCCAGACCAGAAAACAGAATTTTGAACCACACATTGGGTGTCATTTTTCATCCAAAGGTTTTGTGGTCACAATTCGTAATAAAGCTACAATGACTCCAATAGAGATCATGACAGCATTAAAGCTCATATCATCTAACAATGCTCTCAAATACTGTGAATTATCTGATAATGCACCTAAAGCAGAAATCAAACCACTAAACCAGATGGTTTTGGATTTAAAAGCCCCTTTGATGTAGGCTTTAATTTTTTGCCAAAAATCATTCATTTTCTAGTTTAGTTAATCGTTTATTAGCTTTTTTGATGGCTTTTTTCTTAGCTGGCACAAAATGTGTTTCTAAAGGTTTTTTTGCTTTAGGTTTGCGAGTTGTGGCTTTTTTAACTAATTGTTTTTTTGCCGGTTTTAACTCTAAATCAGGGATAGGAAAAACAAAATGCTTTGGTTGTGCTGTTTTTTTAAGTAAAGCACATAATTTTTTAAACATTTTTATCAGCCTTTGTGTCAAGTTTGTCAAGAATTCGTTGCATTGTAGCTTCAATTTTGTCAAATTTTGTGTCAATATCGCTTTTTGTCACATAATTTGTTGGCAAATCAATTTGAATACTTTTAACATCTTCCTTTAATCTGGTAGTAGAGTCCCAGATTTGGCGACACCACCAACCGATTCCCAATAAAACTGCTGTACCTAAAAGGTTAAATATCGGTTGCCATTCCATAAAACACCCCTGTTTATAACACTACAAAATTTATAGGAATTTTAACACTTCATCAGGTTTTACAAAAGCATCTGGATTATGTTCTGTAAAGTCCCACCAGAGAAATTGATTATCAGCTAAATAGCTTCTATCCTTTAACAAGTTAATATTTTCTGGATGTCCATAAATTAAAGGATCAGATACTGACCATAATACTATTCCTGATTTATTTTCTGTCCATGCTAAATGCTGAAAAAAACTATCTACACCTATCCAAATACGACAGTCATAGATTAACTCTTTAAGTTGTCCAATTGTAAGATTTTTACGAAAATCGGGAACTAATTGCTTTTCGCCTTCAACACCAATTTGAATGATGTGTTCATTTTTGGCAATTTTTTGTACAAGTTCTTCCCAATATGCATAATTTTTAGGATTTTCTTTACCATTATGCAATTTTTTAGCAAAAGGATGAATTAAGATCATAGGTATAACTTTCGATAGGCATTTTCTAGGCTATCTGTCCATTTCCATTTATCCATTTTTGCATAAATATTGTATGGTTCTATATCCCCAAAAAGCTGTTGAGCTTCCGCAAGGGGTCTACAAGGAATAACTTCAGGATAACAACCAAAGACAACAGGATTTGGTATATCAGGTAAAACCCTGCTAAAAACAAGGTGGTCGCCAAGACCACCATTAAGAACAACGATTCTTTTATCGCTGAACTGAATGTGATTTTGGAAAATCCATTCATCATATCTGAACATATCTTCACGATTTTCACTCCTAATCCCCCCTTGTGGATTTTTCATGTGCCAAGAAGTGGCATAAGGAACAGTTAAAATTTTGTATCCTTTAAGATACAAGCCATAAGTGAATAAAGTTTCTTCTCTATGAGCCACTCTGGACAGCCCAAGATTATAGTCATGCACTCCAGCCCGATATAAAAATGAGCAATGTAGATGCTCGACTTCTTTGATTTCTTTAATAAAATCCCATTGAATGCTAGGTTCAATGTCTATATTTTTAACTAGTCCTGTAGATTTTGAGGCATCTATAGGCACTCCAGTAATAATTGATCCACCTACAGCCCCAACATTTTCAAATTGATTAGCATGGCTGTATAGACTTTGTAGAACTGTAGACTCTGGAACGCAATCGTCATCCACTCTCCACACCCAATCAAAACCCATAAGGTTAGCTTTTTGATGAATATGGTGCTGTCCTTTTTTATCAGCAAAAAGCCACTCCCATTTAATGCCTTTGATGTCCATCTGTTGAAATAAATTTTGATAGATGAACTCTTGTCGCATATCTTTAGGTTCATCATTGTCATCAAAAATAAGCACTTTGTCAGGTAGCCAAGTTTGATTTATGACCGCCTGTAGTACTAAAGGCAGAGTTGTATAATAACGACCTCTGGTGGCTATAGAGCAAAGTAGTTTATTCATTGTCCCACCTGCAAATCATCAAATTACTTGGGTTTTCTGGTGTAATGGGTTGAATTACATCGGATATTTCACCAGCATGATTGATGTAGGCAAATTTAAATCCTTGAAAATGACTTTCGTTTAATCTATGCAACTTATGATGCTCACCCCAAAAGCCTTTTGGCTCATTATGCGGAACTGTAATAAGAAGCCTTTTGCAATGTTTTTTAAGTTTTTCCACAATTTCCAAGCCATTGTCTAAATGTTCAATGACTTCAAAAGCAACGATATTAGTATAAAAATCCATACTGTAGTCATTAATATTGGCATAAACAAATTCAGTATGTTCTCCCCATTTCTGATCGTTAGCCACATCAATGATAATTGAATCGTAATCAAGACCCAAATAAGTATGCTTATTAGAAAAGAATTGAGTTCCATAGCCAGTTGTACATCCTAATTCAAATATTGATCCATCTAACAAGTTTTGTGCAGCCCATTGATAACGCTGTGTTTCTCTAGGAAATACTAAATCGCCTTTAAGAAAAACTGCTCTTTCATAATTGTTTGACAATAAAAAGCGGTAATAATCTAGGTTATATTTCTTGGCTAATTTGAGTTCATTTGCATGAAATTTTGATGAAAAATTATGCACTAATTGAGAATCATGAACTGTTCCTTCTGCGACATGGTAAATAGGAAAATCACCTTTATAACCTACATCTTTTAATTCAAAGCCACCATCAATAGCTCTTTTGCAAAAGTCTATGTCCTCACAACCACCTACTTCAAAAGACTCATCTAACAGTCCAACAGCATCAAACACTTTGCGAGTAATTAGGGTGCAAAAGAAAACACCAAATTGTTGATTTGTTATCTTGGATGGCAAAGTTAAAACAGATGCAATATCTCCAACATCTAATCTTTGCAACCAATCTTTTCCTAGAATAAGTGTGTCATTGTTTAGCAAAACAATTTTTTCTGCTTTGGCTACTTTTATTCCTATATTTGTAGCTTTGGCAAAACCCAAGGGTTCGTCATCCCAGAGCCATGTCAAATTTGGTATAGCTGTAGACAAATAATCCAAATAAGCCATCGTATTGTCAGTACAGCCATTAGCAGAAATGACCAACTCTATGTCGGTCATTTCGGTGTATTTGATTATAGAATCAATACAGGGTTTGAGATATTTCTCACAGTTGTTATATGTTGGTATAACAACTGAATACTTTGGGGATTGCATCACTAATCCTTATGGTTTGTTTTTCAATTCCTCAATCTCTTGTTTCAGTTTGAGAACTTCTTTTGCTAATTCTATTGCAGAAACCAAAGCAGCATTGCCATAGTTTACAGTTTTATATCCTTGAGCATTTGTGCTAATCGTTTCTTTTAATACCACTTCTAAAGATTGAGCAGAAACACCAGCTTGCGTATCTTCCATGTCAGTTCTGTCATAAATGCCATGTTTTACTTGTGCTAATTGTTCTACAAAATCTGTGGGTAAATCTCTCCAGTTGGTTTTCAATCTTTCATCAGAAGTTGATTGATGGGCAACTGCATATAAATATCCGTTACTACCATTATAGTAAACAGAAGTGTTGCTATATGGTGTTGTATTAGAACCACTTGTAGTAACACCTACTAAATAATAATTGGAATTCGTGCTTGTATTGGTGGTGTTAATGCTAGTGGATGGTCCAGCAGATCCAGTAGCTCCACTATATCCGCTATATCCAGAAGCACCATTCGAACCTGTGCCACCACTATATCCAGAGTAACCA